GTTCGGTGTCGATACGAAACCGGACCGCGGGGCGAGCGCGATCGCTGTCGCCGGTTCGCTCGACGGCGGGCTCGGCTACGTCGAACTGTGCAACCACGAAGCCGGAACCGATTGGGTGATCAAACGCGCTGTCGAACTCGATCGGCGGTGGGGGCCGTGCGTGTGGGTGATCGACCCGCGTAGCGCGGCCGGGTCGCTGATCGACGACTTCGAACGGCGTGATCTGAAAGTCGAGAAGCCGACCGCGCAGGAAATAGCTCACGCGTTCGGCGAGTTCTACGACGCTGTTCGCGACGACCGGCTGCGGCACGCACCCGATCGTGAGGTCGCGAGCGCGCTCGCCGGCGCGGCGACACGCAAACTCGGCGACGGGCAAGCGTGGGACCGGCAGAACGTGTCGGTCGATATCTGCCCGCTCGTCGCGTACACGCTGGCATGGTGGGGCTGGCGTATGCACGGCGGGGACGATTACGACATCGGCGAGTCGGTGCACTTCGACCTAGCAGAGATCATCCGGCTGTCGAAACTCGGCGCGTACGGCCCGGCTGACATTCGCCGGCTGTACGACAGCGGACTGATCGACGACGCAGGGCTCGCGGCGCTCAAAAACGCCGGCGTCCGCTACTGAACGGAGCGCACGTGACGACGATTGACGAGCTCGAACAGCTAGTCGGCGACGACGACAAGCGCGACAAGCGCGCCGATCGCGGGATTCGCCGCCGGCGTCTGCTCGGCACGGTCAAGAAAGCCGGTGCGCTGTACTCGAACGTGCGCACGTGGCGGCTTCACCTGGCAGCGCCGGGTGTGATCGGCGCCGGGCTGATCTCGGCCGGTGTCGCGCTCCGGTTCGGCGTGTGGGCGGGTCTGCTCGCTGCCGGAGTGTTCTGCCTGCGTTTCGACAGCCGGATGCGCTGACCGGTGGGCGTCTTCTCCGGGCCGAGAATCGGCGACACGACAGCCGGCTCGACGACGGATCTTGAGCGGATACTGCACGGCGGCCCCGGCGTCGATATGCAGCAGCTTCGCGAGTTCTTCGGCATCTCGTCATGGACTGACCTGATACCGGTACGGCCGGGCCTCGCGGGGAACACGCTGCCGACCGTCACCGAAGACCGCGCGTTGCGCAACGCTGCCGTGTGGTCGTGTCTGCGGCTGCGAGCCGACATCATCTCGACTCTGCCGGTGAAGGTGACCCGCACAGCGCAAGTCGCGGGCATCCCCGTCTCGTTCGATGTCGCGACACCGCCGATGCTTGTCTTCCCCGGTGGCGAGAAAGTCGGGATACAAGAGTGGCTGTACTCGTCGCAGATCGATCTCGACCGGGTCGGCAACTCGATCGGCATCATCACCGAACGGAACGGGCTCGGCTTGCCGGCTCGCATCGATCTGCAATTGACGCAAACCTGCAAAGCGCAGATGAAGAACAACGTCATCACGTCGTACCGGATCGGGCCGAAGGTCTACGACCCGGCCGACATCTGGCACGAGAAGCAGTTCACTGTCGCCGGGCTGCCGGTCGGGCTGTCCCCGGTCGCGTATGCGGCTGTCGTGCTCGGCCGGCACGTGTCGATCGAGACGTTCGCGCAAGGATGGTTCCAAGGCGGCGCAGTGCCGAGGGCGCGGCTGCGGAACACGATGAAGAAAGTCGCACCGGCCGAAGCGACCAGGGTCAAAGAGGCGTGGCGCGCGGCGGTCGCGATCGGCGAACCGTTCGTGCACGGTGCCGACTGGGAATACGACTTCATACAGGCGGCTGAGGCGTCGGCTGACTGGCTCGAAGCGCAACGCGCCGGCGTGCTCGACGTGTGCCGGTTCTTCGGCTGCCCCGCTGACATGATCGACGCCGAAGTGAACTCGGGCACCCGGATCACATATGCGAACGTGACACAGCGGCATCTGCAATTCCTGGTCACGCATTTGCGGTCGGCGATCCGGCGACGCGAGTTCGCGCTGTCACAGTGGACGCAAGCCCCGCGGCAGGTGTGTCTCGACGCTGACGATCTGCTGAGCATGGACCCGTCAACCCGCGCGACGTATCTCAAGACGCTGATCGACGGGCGGATGCTCGCACCGGACGAAGGCCGCGCGTTCGAGGGCCGGCCGCCGTTCACGCCGGCGCAGATCGATCAACTGAACATGTTTTTCCCGCCGAAGACGGCACCGGTCGCGGCCGGCCCGCCGAAGCCTCAGCCACCCGAACAGCAGCCTTCCGGAGACGAGGGGCAAGATCAATGACGCAACCGTCAGCATGTGCGGCCCCGGCAGCGACACGCGGATCCGGCCCGGTTCACTACCGGTCGGCGGTCGATAATTCGTCGTGGGACGCGACGCAGGCGATGTCGGACTGCGCGAACTCTTCGACTCCGGCGTCTTGTTACAACGAGATCTGCGCCGGTAAGAAAGCCGGCGACCCGGCGACCCAAGCTGCTCACGCGCTGCCGCATCACTATCCCGGTAAGGGGCCGAACGCTGACGGTGTGCGGAACTCGCTGTCACGGCTGCCGCAGACCGACGATCTGACGAACAAAGACGCCGCACAAGCGCATCTTGAGGCCCACATGAAGCAGATCAACCCCGAATATCAGGCGAACAGCGGGACACGCGCCGGCCAGTACCGGCGCGACGAGCCGGCGAACGGGAACTATCGTGTGCAGTCGTTCGCGACGAAGCTCGTGCGTGCGCAAATGGTCAAACGCGACGGCAAGTCGATGTACCAAGTCGAGGGCATCGCATCGGTCGTTGACACGCCGTACACGATGTACGACATGTTCGGCCCCTATGAGGAGACGATCAGGGCGGGCTCGTTCGATCAGTCGCTCAAACGCTCCGATCTCGACGTCGCGTTTCTGGTCAACCATCGCGGCGTCACGATGGCCAGGACGACAACCGGCACGCTCGAACTCGACGCGAACCCCGATCTTCACTCGGTCGCGTACCTGAACCCGAACCGCGAAGACGTGCGCACGATCATCTCGGCGATCGATGACGGGCTCGTCGATGAAATGTCGTTCGCCTTCTATCTCAACGCCGGCGGGTGGAACGAAGATTACGACAAGTTCACGATCTACGAAGCCGACATACACCGGGGCGACGTGTCGGCCGTGAACTACGGCGCGAACCCGTACACGTCGATCGCTGTGCGCGCGACGGAAATTCTCGGCGAGCTAGACCGGCTGCCCGCCGGCGCGCAACGCGCCGCGCTGTCGAAACTGCTCGCCGTCCGCGGCACACCGACGCGGGCGCTCACCGGCCCGGACGCTGACGAGTCGCCGACGCTGATGATTCAGTCGCTCGACGCGCTGCTCGATCAGGCGGTCGCGCTGTTCGCCGGCGTCGATGCTGCGTCGCTGCCCGCCGAGATCGGTCAGGGCATCGCTGTCGTCAACGGTGCCGAAGCGCTCGTCGATCTCGTGATGGATCTGCTCGGTATCTATGATGCCGACGACAACGACGCCGACGACCGCAGCTCGAGCAGGGCGCGAGCGCACCGGTCGCACACTACGACGGTGAACACGGGGAACGTTGAAGTGCTCGCGTCGTCTTACGTGCCGATGACTGTTGACGGTTCGACACTCGACGACGAGCGCGCGCCACACGGCGCTGTCGATGGCTCGCACACGCATTCGCATCCGGCGTACGGCGACCAGGGCGGGGACGAGACACACTCGCATGAGCATTCGCACTCCGGCGACGACAATCATGATCACCACGGCGGCGGTATGAGCGAGTATGCTGCCGGCAAGACTTCGGACGCCGAGCCGGCGGGCATGGCGACCGAGATGCTAGCTCAGTTCTTCGAGATGGATGAAGAACGCGATCGCTAGCGCGCCGCAGGCCGGCGATCAGACCGGCCCGCCAGTTCCCGGCAGTCAGACCGGGCAGATCGCCGAGACGGCAATCAGACCGTCAGGCGGGGCACTCCCCTACGCATCTTTCGACACTTGGGAGAACCCTGTCATGACCACTGCAACGACCACGACCGGCAGTCTTCTCGCTGCCGCCGAAGTCGAGCTCGCCGCTGCGGAGCACCGTCGCGAGACGGCCCGCGCGACGGTCGCGTACATTCTCAATTCGGCCCGCACCGACGGCCGGCCGAACCTGACGCCCGACGAGACACGGCAGGTCGGCGAGGCGCGGCAGCAGCGCGACAACGCGCGGGCCGAGATCGACGGGATCAAGCAGAAGATCGCCGACATCAAGGAACTCGACTCCGAAGACGCCGACTATCAGGTGCGCGCCCGCCAGTCCGTACCGGCCGGGCAGCCGATCGGCGAGCAGAGCACAGCGACCCCCGCGGATCTGGCGCGCGCCGGACAGCGGCAGTTGCCGGCGTACGATCAGGTCGCTCGTGTCGGTGCCGAACCGCGCACGTACTCGCGTGAAAGCGACCCGGTCGGCCGCCAGTTCCTCATGGACGTGTGCCGGGGCTACGCGCATCAGGACACGGCTTCGCAGCAGCGTCTCGCGCGGCACATGGCCGAAGAGCGCATCGAGCGGATCGTCTCAACCGGGCAGATGCAGCGCGCGGCCGGTGACGCGAACACTGGCGCGTTCGCCGGTCTGACGGTGCCGCAGTATCTCACCGACATGTACGCGCCAGCGATCGCCGGGCTGCGCCCGTTCGC